TGTTAATGTATTATTCCACACAAGCACTTTCTACAGTTGCGGTTGGTCTTGGAAACGAAGCATTCATTGGTAATGGTTGGGCGTTCCAAAATGGTGGTGGAAACAATGGTTTAAATTGGGCGGGTCAGCACAATATGCCAGGTTCAACTATTAATTCTAGTGGTTCAACAGGGGTTTTTGACCCTGCTTTAACTTTTTCATCTCCACAGGTAAAAGATGGTATCAATTTTTGGTTTAGAAAAGTTGGCACCAGTTCTAGTTTTAGTTTAAAACCAGGACAACAGTTTAATTCGTCGTTTATATTTAATGACCTTCCTATTATTAATAGAGAAGAACAATCCCAGTATGTTTTTATTGCTGGTGTTTGTTATATTGCCGTTGTTGAGTTTCAAGCAGGCATTGTCGGTTCGTCAGATACAATTGCTACCGATAGCACAATTAGCACGGGTTCGTGCCAGTTGTCTGTAATTCGTGAAAATCAACGTATGCTTGGTATGAAAAATACTTTGCGTTCAAAGGTTGTTTTACAGACTGCACCCCTTACTCAGATTGCTGTTGCCAACCAGGTTATAATCAATTCAGACACTGGTGTCGGATTATCTGGTACAGTAATTGATGCATAAATCAAATCCCTGAGTGCCGGCGATAGTTCCGGCACGAATGGGATGGTCTGTTCCTAAAAGCTACTTGGCGGAGCCTGACATAAATTGTTAAGCCCGCAGGGCCATTGCATAACCCCAATCTTTGATTGGGGTTATATTACCCGAGAGGAACGCGGTTCAAAACGGGACGTTTTGAATGAGTACCGCATTCGGAAGTCTTACGTCCGAAGGACGCTTAAGACATATAGCGGTTATATATATATGACTCTCAAAAAGTATCGTCGTCATTTTCTTCGGTTTTCGTTGCGTCGTAATCAATTTGTTTTATTACCCATCTGTCGCTCGATAAACGTTCACATTGTGGTGCTTGGTTAGCAAAAACTATTATATGAGGTGAATTGAATAATTTATACCCACCCTCGTATTTCGGACTGTATATCATTCCGTTTTTAATGCTTTCTATTGCTTTATAAGATATATTATTGCCGTTATCTCGTGGCACGTCAATAATCATCGTTTCTAATCTTTCGTCAGGTGCCTCAAAGATTAAATGCATTATGTCGGATTTTTTACCTTCTTCAAAAAATAAACAGTTTTTTTTAGCAACACAATATTTAGCAAATTGTGATTTGCCGACACCACCTTTTTCAGACCAATACCAATGAACCTTTCTATCGTCAGGTTCTTCGTCAATTAGTTTTAGAATTTCTAATTGCCACCATTTGTCTGGCGTAATTAATTTTAAAGGTTTTGGTATGCCTTTGCTCCATTCTCTGCCTACACGAGATTCTTCTTTAGAACAGTATTCTACTGATTGAGCCCAAGTACCTTTTAATTTTTCCCAGTGTCCGCGACTTGCTTTATCCCACACGGTGCTACGCATTTCTTTGTCAAATGCTACAGTCCCCTGCAAGTGTGGAGTGCCTTCAGGATTTTCTGGAGTGCCTGCACCTCTTTCTTCTTGTATGCGGTATTTCAAAGCGTTGGAGTTAAAATATGATAATAGCCCGCCTATTTCATCTTCTGTTGGATTATTCCAAGTAAAGAAGTGCATTTTACGCTTTGGAACTTGTTTTAGGGAGGGGGTTAGAGTATTACCCCCCTCCCCGCCTAATCCGCCTAAACCCGCCTCAGTCGCCTTTTCGTTCATTTTATATATTGTCAAAACATTTTTTTATATTCATTTTTGATAATTTGTATATTTTATAATAAATATATTTAGGAAAAACTACTTAAAGAATTATCGCTAAGTAGTTTGTGGAAATGGCCGAAAGAGAATCCAGGAGATTTAATCTTTTTCAGATTTTTTACATTGACAGAAGATTAAACAAATAAAATTATAAGGTATATTTAGCAATTCTCTTATAATTTGTGCGGTAGCTATGCAAAATTTTTGTATATGCATTATATATAAAATGGCAAAGAAGTTTTTTCCTAAAAAGCGTGCGTCTACCGGAGGAAGACGCAGATTACAACCCTCTGCTCTCGTTGCCACCGTTGGTGCTGGTTTAGCAAAACGTGGCATAGCTCGATTTATGAAAGCTCGAAAGACTAAATCACAATTGACAGTTGCAAAGGCAACTCGCAATTACAAATCTAGGTTGGCACAGACCGATAATATCACGACCGCGAAAGCGATCGTGGTTGGAAAACAAAGAACAATAAGTTTTCAGGAAAAGGTTTCACGAACCGTTAGACCTCCGTTGTTGTTTAAACGTAATTATGCATTTAGTGCTGAGTGCCCCAGTGGCAGGAAAGCAATGTTCTCTATAAGAATTAATGCTATGACAAGTGATGATTTAAACACTGACCTTACTACTTATAAGTCTTCTCTGTTTAGTGATACCGGAACTGGCGACGCGCAAATTTCCACTCAAGCAGAGCGTGATAACGCTCAATTTTATGTTGATAAACATACTGAGAAAATACAAATGGTTAATAGTTCTTCTAACTCAATTACTGGTAAGGTTCATTTGTTCGCTTACAAGCGAGATTCTGGCACCACTTATGCTACGAGTGGTGTTATTTTTGACCCCATTAATATGTTAATGTATTATTCCACACAAGCACTTTCTACAGTTGCGGTTGGTCTTGGAAACGAAGCATTCATTGGTAATGGTTGGGCGTTCCAAAATGGTGGTGGAAACAATGGTTTAAATTGGGC